CCTTATTGCTTGCCAATAAGTAGCGATAGACGCATTCTCCATGTTCGGATCTGGCAACAAGTTCGTGCGTGTTGTCAATGGATACCCAGACAGAATGAACGGGGTGAGGACATCAATCTGGCCGAGGCGAAGTCGAACATCGTGTCGGGATGGGGTGACGACATGCTGGATGCCTTCGACGACGACGTTCTTGGTGATGCTGGTTGGGCTACCAACAGCGAAAGTTTTGGTAACGGTCAGCACATCACCGATCTCAAGTGCGGCCATCGTCTCAATCTGTGCGTCACTCAACGGGTTGACCAGAATGCTTGCCTCATCGAATCGCACCTCAGGGTTCTGGTAGGTGTTGAGGAGGTTTGAGGCGAGGGCTGAACCGGCTGCGTCGTTGACGAGGGGGATGCCGGTGAGGGAGAAGTTCTTGATGCCGTACTCGGTTTGGGATGCGGTGCCGGATGCGACGCTAGATGTGTCGCTTCCTGAGATTTGTACGGACACTCGGTTGAGAACAGTTTCGGCACCGTACACGTTGGAGAGGGCTTGGATGGGGATGTCGGTGACGGCGGTGCCTCCGAGGTTGGTGACAGCGGTGGCGAAGGTGCTGGTGATGCGAGGATCAAAGTTGACGTTCCCTTCGCGGTCTGCGAACAGGCGACCGTTCTCAGCGAACTGCACAGCCTGAAGAGCTTGCAGCACGTTCGTCTGATCGTCATAGGCGATCGTCCCGCAGGTTGCTACACCTGTCGAGATTGAACGCAACGCTGTCGACCAAGCAACTTCAGGCCTGTCCAAGATCGCAGAAATTCGTTCCGAGGTAAGTTGGCTTGATGGATTGAATCCTGTGAGGTTGGTTTGACCGAGTTGGGATAGTGCGTCGACAGCGAAGATGGTTGCGGTGGAGAGGTTCGGTTCGTCGTATTCGATGTTGAGGTCGTAGACGTAGCCCTTGAACATGGCTGCTGTGCCTGCTGAGCCACCGTAGATTTCGACTCGTCTGCGTGGGGCGATACCGAGGTCGCCTTCATACCAGGGGGAGGCGGTGTTGAGTGGGTCGAATTGGCGGCCTGATGCACGGTCGTCGGCGATGTTGCTGACCGTTGCAGGGTTGAATGCTTCAAGTTGTCCTGAGCGTCCTCGGTTGATGTTGATGGCTTGGATGTATTCGGTGATGTCTACGAAGTCGGTCGAACCGTCAAGAACGTCGGTGCCGTCAAGGAGCGACGAGTCGAGGGTGAAGGCGTCGGTGACGAAACCGACATCGAGAAGCACCTTGAATGTTTCCCCCCAGTTCAACGTCTTGGCCATTACTACCTACCGAACAGGTTGCCGATTGAACCGTTGGCGAAACTGCCTCCAGACACGGTTGCATATTGACGCAAATACTCTTCGATGTCTTTCCCGATCTGTCGACCATCAGCACCCCAACCGGCAGCGACATTCACCGTCACCTGATTGTTGCTCATATTCGTACCAGTTCCTCCACCACCAACAACCTGACCAGGGATAGTCGTCAACGCCGGATCAAACGGAGTCACACCAGGAATATTCACGGCACCAGCAAACGCGCCCTGCAACAAACCAATCGTTTCCTTCAACTTCTCCAACGCTTCACGCTCAGCATCAATCGCATCCCTGACCCGAAGAGTGGCCTCCTCCTGACGCTCCTTCGCATCAGTCAAATCCTTCGTCAAATCCCGATAGATTTCATCACCCTCAACAGCACCACGAACCGTGATCCGATAATCGTTCGTGGCACGACTCAAATCTTCCTGCGCCCTGAACTGGTCATCGCTCGCATCAGCCACAGCCAACTTCGCCTCAGCCAACGCAATCTCAGCCTCACGAATCGCCATCGGTGTCGACTCAGGATCAAGCCGAACCTTCGCCAACTCCTCCTCAGCCTTCTTGACAGCGAACACAGATTCCTCGACACGGAACCCAGCGCGAGCCACACCACGCTGAGCCGCATCCAACTCACGTTGAGCTTTCTGCGCCTCATCCGAACCGGCACCATAACCAGCGATAGCCCGATCCAGTTTCGCTTGCGCCGAAATGACATCGTTGTTTGCTTCAGTCAGAGACTTGTTCGCTTGGACAGTATCGCGTTGAGCGCGGGTGAACGACTTCTGTGCATCGGTTGTGGTCTTGATGGCGTCCGTATATTTCTTCATCTTCTCAGCAGCAGTCTCCAAAGTTTTCTTCAACCCACCAGCACCGCCAGGAGGATCAATCTCTTTGTTTGTATCTTTGACTGAAGAAGCAAACATTTTTCCTTTGACAGCAGCCCGCTCGAAGGCATCCGATTGATCTTTGGTTGGACGCCCCATCAGGAACAACTCGTTGCGAGCGTTATTGACAGAGATCGCTAGATTGTCGAACAGTTGGTCGGCGTTTCCGAGAGCGTCAGCGACACGTTTCTCAATGTTCTCTGAGGCGATAACGAATCCCAATGCCTTGAAGTATCCTCCGACATTTCGACCGAGCGCACTTGCAACACCACCAACGAACGCAATCTGACGAACAAATGTCGCCATCTCTTTGACGGTTGTGAGAACCGCAACATAGGCGGCCTTCATACCGCCAACAAATGTCGTCGAGAAATCACCCATTGAAGCGATCGCCAAATCGAACGCACCCTTGACACCTTTGTCGCCAACATTGTCGACGAACACCTTGATCGCTGGAACGATATAGGTATTGATGAACCTCACGAACCGCTCAAAGTACGGCAACAAATAAGTGCCAAGCTGCGTTGCCGCATCCTGTAGACCAGCCTTCAAGAACCGCATCTGGTTAGCAAATCCCTCAGAAGTTCTCTCAACGTCACCCTGGGCTAGAGACGTATCCTTCAGAATCAGCGCATAAGCAGCCTGAGTCTTGGCCGTAATATCAAGCGTCCCCTTCCCGTTATACAGACCCATGTTCAACGCTTCCTGCTTCAACCGGACATCGTTGATCGCAACACCGAACCGCTTCATTGGTTCGGTTTCACCAGTCAAACCGGAACGCAACGCATCAAACACCTCTTCGATCGGCACGTTGTTGAACGAACTCAAATCCGCCGCCAACGTAATCAAACGCTGAGACATATCAGCAGCCTGACCCTTACTGATACCGAACGCCTGAATCAGGTTGCCGAACGTGCCAGCCGTCTCCAACGTCGCCTGACGAGTGATACCCATGCTGATCGCTGTCGTCTTAGCGAACTCCTCAATCTGCCGACCAGAAGCCCCGAACACCGCATTGACCTTCGACTGCGCCTCCTGCAAATCCGAGGCCATCTGAGCCAACTTGAACGAAGCCGCACCAGCAGCACCCAGACCGGCAACACCAGCAACAGCGATCTGCTTGAACGACGGAATCAGCCCCTTGAGCGCAGCAACCGCACGACCCTCAACATTCGACGAGAACCGCGCGAAAGCGTTGTTCATCTGGGTTACGCCCTTTATCGCATCCTTTGTATCGGATACGAACTTGACGACGAATGTGCGCTCACCAGCCATGAGCGCGATTCTACTTGACTTCCAGCATCAGCCTTCTGAACTCATCATGCATCGCACGATACCGACCCACACCAGTCAATCCAATCCACGAAGGCGTAGGGGCAGCATCCCACCAAGCCTCCGACAACATCTCCGCACCAGCCCGAACCTTACGAGGATTCCTAGCCTGACGCACAACAGGCCGAGACGAATGAACCTCATCCCAATCAAACGACGTATCAAGCAGAACACCCGAACCCTCATGAAACTCAAACGGTGCATCAGGCGCATGCTGAGGCAGATAGAACAGTCGGGCAGGGTCTTTCGTTTGTGGGTCGGCAGGAAGATTGAGACGCTCAACCATCTCCAACCACACCGCTCGCCATAACCCAGCAGGCACACGCTCAGCCAATGGCAGAACCAAGTGATAGTGCGGATCATCCAACCGATGCGAATACGTCGAATAAGCGAACCATTCCAACCCATCCAACTGAGCCGACTCAAACGACGAACCATCCAAGTCCACCACGAGCGACTCCACGAACCGAACATTCTTGTTCCCGCGAGTCGTGTTCTCGTAATAGGTGACAGGCGACCACAACGCCCCAGCCGACTTCACCTCATTCTCCTCATGGAACAGGAGCAACTCTTTGAGCTGCGACCAAGAGGACGCCAACGGTTGAGGCTGAACCGCCTTCACCGAACTAAACCAAACCGCCATATCAAGCCCTCCTCACCCCCACCCTAGCCAACCGGCAGGGGAAATCAACTATCGTTCAGCCAAGAAGTTCAACACCTTGTCGATGGCGTTCAGGTATTCGGTGGCGATCTCGTTCTTTTTCTTGCGAACGGTAGGCCAGAAGAAGTAGCCCGATCTATAGCGATGTCGAAGGAATTGTTGGGTGGTGGGTCTGGCACCGCCACCGTATTCGGCACCGAAGAACACGTCGCCCCTAGTGACTTTCCGTTTGCGTTTCCTATTCGGGCGAGACTGTGACACGAACCCCTGCTTTTCAGACAGCCTGACTGTAGGAATACGATCCGACTTCGCTCGCATCCCTTTCATCACCTCAGAAGCTTGACGACTTCGAGTGGCCGATGAAGCCTCCAGCTTGGCTGCCACCACCAGCAACTCGGCCACCTG